CGATCGAACCCGCGACGATGATGGACGCGATCGACTGAACCGGTGCGCGGGGCAAGATGAGGGGGGCGCGAAGGTGACTTCGTTCCGGTCGCAACATCGACTCCGGCCGGATGGTCCAGAGCATCGTTTGAGTGATCAGGGCGCGGCTAAGATACCCCTCCGCCATCTCGGTCGCCGCGATCAGCAGCCCCTCCAACAGAGCGTCGTCCGAGGCATTGTCGATCCGGCAGTGCGCCCGGGCGATCATGACCGTCGTCGGTTGCTTTTCTGGCGGCGCCGTTACTTTGATCGTGGTCAGCATGAGGCGCCGGCTCCTTGCGCGCGGGCGCGGTCAGGTCGCGGGTCAGGTAATCGCGGCTACGGATCAAAGCATTTCCGATCGCGTAACGATGTTGACGATCGCGCCGCCGGTCTGGACCACGGGAACGCCGGGTGTGCCGGACCGCACCTTGACCATGTTGATGCCGCGCCAGTTATAGGACGGATCGGCGACCGGCATGATGAACTGTCCGGCGGCGGCCTGAACCGTCACCTGATTACCGGCGCCGTCAAATAGTTCCTGCCAGGTCGTTCCGCCGTCCGGACTCACCTGAAACGTGAGAGCGGCGGTGACCCAGGTCGCGGGCATCGAGAACCCGACCGGCGTCAGCGCGCCGAGCGGGCACGCGGCCGAGAGCGACTGCCCAGCGACTATGGTCGCCGGATTGAGTGTGATGCCGACCGAGAACATGGATCAGACCCGATCCGTCGAAACCTGGATCGTGTCGACCTGCATCGTCCCGACGCCGACGCCGCTCGCTTTGTAGACCGAGAAGTATGGTTGCAGGACCGCGCTGGAGCCCGTCGCCGCGAAGTTGAATTTGTTGTTGGGCGAGAGACGGATGCCGTCGATGAAGAACAGGACATTCGTCACGTCGCTCGCGTCTATCCGAAACACATGGAACGCAGCGGCGACAAGCGTGATGCCGGTCGAGGAGGCGATCGTGTTGACGCCATCCTTGGTCTGCATGTTGATGACACCGCTCGCCAGCGCCTGGAACCGGACATAGAAGCTGGCATTGTCGGGCCCATCGATCCACGCGGATTGAAGGCCGAAAACCATCTCCACGGCGGCGGCGGATGGCAACACGCTGAACCCGAGACGGCTTTCGAAGCCGAGGCCCTTTGTCACATCCCAGTTGAGTTGATCGTTGCAGTAAAGCGAGGCCTCCTGCTTTTCCGACGTCGCGTCGAGCGCGAGGGCGACGATGCCGCCAGCGCTGTTCGCCACGATCACGACCGTTGGCGTGCCACCGGTCTGCACGGTCTTTTTTACCCACGGATATCCAACGGCTGGCGAACCGGCCGCCGGGATCGCGGCGTGACCGGCGCCGATGAAGTCTTCATCGACCTGGGCCGGCTGAAACCGCGCCATCGTCTCATCAGTGGTCTGATCGACGAACGCGCGAAGATGCCCGTCCGAGTCTTTGCGTGAACGGCTGATCGTGGACATGCGGATATCCTTTGGCGGACGTTGCTACGATCAGGCGTATGTGGTCGGAGCGGACGCGCCCTGGATCTGTTGCAGGACGAACAACTGCGCGGCGGTCACGTTCGATGCGTTCGACGCGCCGGTCTGGACCGCGATCGTCTTGAAGCTGTTCGCGAGGTCCATGCAGGCTTCAGGCGTGATTTCGAACACGACCAGCTTATCCTTCAGGGCGGCGGAGGTGGTGAACCCGGCGGCGGCGGCCTGAGCGACAAGCGCGTCAGAGACGGACGTGTCGGCGACAAGCCAGATCGGGGTCGCACCCAGCGCCTTCGATCCTGTGCCGGTCGTGTCCTGGCCCTGAAGCAGCGTGAGCGCCACCGTGGCGGCGTTGCCCTGATTTACCTCGACCACGATGTAGGCCTTCAGCGCGTTCCGGAGATCGCGATACGACCCGGTCCGGCCGGCCGCGTCCGCGGCGGCGGGGAGAAGCGATACCGGGGGAATTTGATACGGCATCGAAAATTGACGAGCCATGGACTGTACTCCTGCCGCCCCCCAGAGCGGCGCGAGAATGAGTGGCGCGGTGGGGGCCCGCGCCTCAGTCGATCGTGAGAAAGATCAGCGCTGCGCGAGTGCGATGAAGGGCGACTTGGTGTTGCTGCCCTTGAATGGTTGCAGCGGAACGGTCCACATCGGCTTGCCATCGACCCGGTATGTGATGCGGAACGCCATCTGATCGGTCAGGAACGCGACGTGCATCGAGGTCGCCGCCTGAACGCCATTCTTGTCGACCAGCATGTATTGGCTCAGGTCCGCCAGCACGATATCGCCGGGCGTTCCGAGCGTGGAACTGTATTCCGTCCACACCACTTCGCGGCCGTACAGGGTCGAGAATGGCGTCGCGGAGAGGCCGCCCGGCGCGAGGTAGACGAGCTGGCCGCCGGTGCCGACCGCCTGGTTCATCGCCATCATCTGCGGCAACACGTCCTGGTTGATGTACCATTTCGCGTTCGACATGGAGCGCGCCCACATGCGGGACCACATCTTGTCGACGTTTTCCTTGACGAGGGTCTGTTTCGCCTGGCCGTTTTCGATCGGGATCGTGATCAGCGAGGGGCTGTTCATGAAGCCGAGCGGCATACCGGCGCCGGTGCCTTCGAAAATCGCATCCTCGGTCGTGAACATGATTTCTTCCGAGAACGCCTGGCCCGCGATCGACATCAGGGCGGTCGAGTCCTGCAACAATTCGTCGCCCGCGTACATGGTCGACATCATTTTCTTGAGGTCGAACTCAATCATGCGGAACTTCGGCAGCGATGGTGTGACGGACGTTCCTTCGCCGACCCACGAGGTGCTGACGCCGCCCCAGCGGGAGCCGGTCTGACGGCTGGTTTCGTCGATGCCCGGGATCTTGATGCCGTTGGCGTTCGCACTGATCGGCAGCTTGTTCACCGCGCCCAACAAATGGCCGAGGTCATGCGCGAGCATGAAGATCGCCGCGGCGAAATCCACCTGCACCAGGAACCCACCTCCGGTCGGATCGACCTCGCCGGCGCCCAGCGGTGCCCGCACAAGGCGGCCATCCGTCACGCTGCCCTTGTTCAGGGAGTGCATCGCGACCGCCTGAAGCTGTTCGCCCAGGTTGCGGAAATGCGCGTCAGCGCGGGGCGTGAAGTCGAAACCCTTCCGAGCCACGCCGACATAATCGTCGAAGCCCTTGAGGCGGCCCTGGCGCGGATCGGTGGCGCGGACCTGAGTCAGCGTGCGCTGCGATGGATTGATTTCATCCGCCGCGTCGACTTCGCGACCGCCCGGACGTGCCAGAGCGGCGCTGCGCTTTTCGGTCTTTTCGGCGAGTTTGATCTGAGCTTCCAGATCGTCACACTCGCGTTCCTTTGCCGCGTAACCCTTGGGGTCGGCCGACAATTTCTCAAGTTGATCCACCGCCGTGCCCAGGGCCTGGCGGAGCGACAGCAGTGTGCTCATGGTTTGGTGGCTCCGATAAGAAGGACGGTCCGCTTCACAGCGGTCCAGCGCCTTGCCAAAGGGCGGTCAGGGCCCGGCCTGAGCCGGTCAGTCGTCAGACGGCGGTGAGGCGCGACCGACGTTTGAGAGCGCGTGCCAGACGTGCTTTTTCGCCCGGCGTTCCTTCGCCTTCGGGGTCATTGTCGTCCGGCGGATTTTGCTCGGGATCGCCTTCGTCGAGCGCGTCGACGACGCCGCTCAACAGATCGACGGCCTTGGCGTGATGCAGCATGCCCTCGGTCAGGAAGGCCTTGGACGTGCGGAGGCATTTATGCGCCATCCGGATCGCGTCTTCATGGGCGATCGGAGCGTCATCGGGATCTTTGGCATCATCCGGATCGGCGGCGCGAAGTAGACGGCGTAGCGCGCGGCGCAGTGCTTTTTCGTCATCCGGGTCGACCGGCTCCTCGGCCCTCGTCTTGCCGTGGATCGAACATTCCTCGGGATCGGTCATGCCGCACGCCGCATCCTTGCCGCGACCGCATTTTCCCTTGGGTTTGTTCTCGTCATCGTCCGAATCATCGGCGCGGAGAGTTGGCTTCGGCTTGGTGGCCATCGGGGGTTCCTTTGCTGCTTTCCGCAACCGTTCCAGTTCCGCGCGGGGAATAATTGTCTGCTCGTCGCTGGCCAAAAGGCGCTCATACATTTCGATCAGCGGTCGAGTGTCGATTCCCTTCGCTCGCGCATTCGCCAGCGCGTTGGGATTCGCCGGCACAGGACACACCGAAATTTCAAGTAAGGTTTGGCGTTTAAAGTCTATCCCAAAACCACGGTCGGGATCGTTGTCCACAAACGAATATTCCAACGGAATAAAACCGACAGACACAGCGTTGAGGAACTTATCGACCAGGAGACGGAAGATCGTATCCGCGAATGCGTAGGTTTCAGGCGAGGCAAATTCAATGTCGCCCATGAGGCGGTTGCCTTCGACCACCACATTACTTGCGCGACCGATCGGCGGCTGGGAGGAGTCATGAGCCCAAAGTGCGACGGGGTTACGATTGAAGTCCGCTAGTTCCCACCCATCTGCATCGATTGTATCGCCCATTCTGTCGATAGCGTTGTCACTAAAGCAGAATCTCTTCGTTCTGGCCGCGCCTTCGACATCGAGCGGCGCCTCTGTGCTAACGCGGAAAACGCCAGCGGAAGGTTTCCTACCCTCCCTCACTTCCTTGCGAAACTGATCGATAGTGATCAACGTCATTTAGGATTTCCCTCTGGCGCGCGCGACCCGCTTGCATTGCGGCGATGCGAGCCGCGCGTTTTATAGGGTCCGCCCAAGCTAATTTATTCGCAGATATCATCGCCGCCCTTCGCGCTGGATACCCAGACCTCGCCAGGGCGGTTACCTTTTCTCTCACCTTCGGGGACATACGCGCCGCCAATGTCGTTTCCCGAAAAACAGGATTAAGCCAGCATTCAGTGGCCGCGACGCTCGCCGCAGATCGATACTCAGGATTTTTGTGATGTTCCGAGACGCGATTCGATATTTTTTCCCTCACTTCGGGGTCCGCCATCGTTCGCTTCAACGTCGCTGATCTTTTTGCCTTAAATTCAGCGCCATTGACCAGGGCGGCGGTGTCAACACTGCGTTTTTGCCGGTATTCCCGTTCAGCCCACCGGCTTCGCATAACATCGCCCATCACCATCTTATATTTCTCGGTGGATTTAGCGTTTGCCTGCGCTATTCTGAAATCCACATCCTGCCAGTTCGCTTTCGTCGCAGCACTAAGTCTGGCTCTGGTTTCGGGCGATGGGTTGGACGCCCCCTCTCCGCCCGACGTCATATTCGCCAAGGGGCCGGTGTTTTTATCGCGCCTGCCGAATTTCTCAATAAGCGCTCGCTCGAGGGCGAACGCCTCGTCCTCTCGGTCAAACCACGCAATGACTTCGATAATCGGTTCGAGATTGGCCCGACGAAATTTCGCGAATAAACGCTTTAGGATGGGATTGTGCGTTCCGTGCCGCCAGTGGATATCAGCGCGGGCCTGTGAGGCAGTCCCTTTCCCGACATATATCGGTCGCTTTCCTCTTCGGGGACGCGGATCACGATACAGATAAACGTAAAACGGCTTGTCGCGCCCGAAATCCAGGCTTAGCGTGTCGATAGCCATCAGATCGCCCCATTCAGCGGTTTGTGGTCAGGGTCGGCGCGGGCGCTTCCAACGCCACGTCGACCCGAATGGTATGCTCTTTCATTGCTATTTACGCAACGATTTAAACCCCCGGTGCATCGTCGGTAGCTGGATCGCGGTTCGGATCACCGTCGCCGCCCTCGGCCGGAATCCCTGTCGTATCGCTACCAGGGCCAGCGCCGGGCTTCTGAGGCGGAGGCGTCCCGAGCGGGACCATGTTGCCAGCCTGAAGGACGTCGTCGCCGTGCGGAGTGTCAGGCAGACCATCGAGGCGCCTGACTTCGTTGGGAGCCATCCAGGGGCCACCTACCGCCTGGCGATATGCCGTGAACCGGCTCATAAGGTCCGTCTTTTGGAAATGATTATAATCCCAATCAAGGAATATATCGGTTCCATCTACATCCCAGAATTTCTCGACCTTGGCGGTGATGCGTTCGCAGTACCCGGAGATCGGACCGTTAAGATAACCTTGCGATTGCTGGACCATCGCCGGGCCTTCAGTCTCACCCTCGATCGCCAACTTGTACGGCGGCACATCGAAAGCGCGGGCGCAGTCGCGAAGCTGAAAGTTGCGGGACTCGATGAACTGACTATCGACCATCGAGAGGCCGAGCGGTTGCCATTTCATGCCTTGTTCAAGCACGGCGACTGATCCGGAATTTCTGGGTCCGGATTGGACCCGTTGCCATTCCGCGCGTATCTGTTCGCGCGCCTCTTTGGTGGCGAGCTTGCCTTCAGTCGAAAGTACGCCGCCGGTCCGCGCGCCCTGGCCGACAAAACGGGCCTCATGCTCCTCAAGCCCGATGCCGAGACCGATCGACTCCCGAACCATGCTGAGCCGAGATGATCCGTAGAGCGAGTGCGCCTGGGAAAGCCAGCGCCAGTGCATCACGTCATAGGATGGGATCAGCAGCGGTTGTTCCCGCAGCATCGCCATCTCGTGCAACCCGTTGCGAGTCACGGCATAGAAGTACTCGCCCGATGGCGCTTCGAAGATACCGACACGATCCGGGTTGACCGGCACCAGATAGAGGACTTCGCCACGACCGTTCCGCACCGCGACAGCGTAAGCGTTGCCGCGCAGCACCAGGCTGGCCATCATCATTTCTTTGAATTCGAACGCCGTCTGCCAGTCGTTCGGGTTCCGCAGCAAGCGATGCAGGGGATGGTTCGTCGCCGGCTCTTTGCCGCCGTTCGGGAGCCGCCTGAAGACACCCCAGGGGATCTTGGCCACATCCTGCGACAGGATCGAAACGCAGGCCATGCAGGCGACGTGACGCATCGCGGTCGCGCTGTTGACGTTGACACCGGAGTTCGCGAGACCGCCGCCGCCCCAATCGCCAAACATGCGATCGTCAAAGCCAGCCTCGCCGGACCGCTTCAGAGCAAAGCCCGCTATGCGCGACCAAAGTCCCATCGCGCGTTCTCCCGGTTAATTCAACACCAGCAGCCCGCGGCCATCCCCATAAATTCCATCATCATCGCCGGCCATGTACCGGCCAATCGCCATGATCAGCGCCACGACACCGTCGATCTTATTTTCGGGCCGCTCTTTCCGGGGGTAGATGTTGTCTTTCTGATCCGTGTGGCAGACCACGTTGGAGACCATCCAGGACAGAGCCGGATCGCCGTCGTGGTGTAGGCGGCCGGCGCGGGTCAGGGCGTCGAGTTCTTTCATCGGGGCCGAGAATGTGCCGACCGTGTTCCGGTACTCGATCACATTCGCGCCCTGGTTTTGCAGCCGTTGCGCGAGTTGCGTCGCCTGCCAAGGGTCGTAGGCGATTTCCGCGACCTGGTATCGCGAGGAATCCTCGATCAGGTCATCCTCGACGCGCTGGAAATCCAGGACATCGCCAGGGGTCGTGACGAGCCGCCCCTCGATCTCCCATCCGGCGTATTGCGAATTCCTGCCGTCCGAGACAGCGGCCTCGGGGAGGTAGAACGTGCCGAACACGTAGTAATGCGTGACGCCTTCGATTTCCCGGGCAAAGACAATCAGCTTCGCCGCGATGTCGGTTTTGGTCGCGAGGTCGAGGCCGATGATGCAGCGCTCGCCGGAGAAATCCGCGATGTCGAGTGTCTTGTCGGTCGCCCGCTCCCACGCCTGCATGTCCATCCAGGCGGAGTCAGCATTGACCCAAACATCGAGGAACTTCGTCTTGAGGTTGTTCTGCGCCGCCGGCATCTGCATCGCTTTCGCGAGGAGCGCCATGACGACGTCGGGTTGAACGGAAACGCCCCAGTTCGGGTTGGCCTTCGCGAACGATGCCTCAGCGGTCCAGTCGTCCTCGGGGTCGATCGTCCAGATGGCGCCGAACACGGAATCGTCCGTAATGGCGCCGTCAAGGATTTTTGTCAGATAGCCCCGGACCTCGTAACAGATGCCGGACCGGTTCGAGCCCGCCGTCGTGATGGCCCAGAGCAGGCTTTGGTCACGCTTGGCCGTGCCGGTTTCGGTGACATCCCAGAGGTCGCGGGTCCGGTGGGCGTGCAGCTCATCGACGCATGCGAAGTGAATCGCGAGACCGTCCAGTGTCGAGCCGTCCGAGGAAAGCGCCTCGAATTTGGAGGCCGTCTTCAGGACGGTGATATTGTGGGCGTTAACCTGGACCCCGAGCCGCCCCATGAGTTCCGGGCTCTTGCGGGCCATCTGTTGCGCGTCTCGGGCGACGATGCGAGCCTGGTCGCGCGTGGTGGCCAGCGAGTAGACTTCGGCGCCGCCCTCGCCGTCCGCGGACAGCATGTAGAGGCCGACCCCGGAACTGAGCGTGCTCTTGGCGTTGCCGCGCGGCACTTCGATGTAGACGCGGCGGAACCGCCTCTTGCCGTCTCGCGGACCGCCATCACAGAGCCAGCCGAAAACCGAGGTGATGACCCAGCACTGCCACGGCTCAAGGTGAATGTGACGGCCGGCCAGCGGTCCCTTGACGTGCTTCAGGTGCTCGATGAAACGGGCGACGCGGTTGCCGCGATCAGGCTCAAACCGATACGAAAACCCATCTGACGTCTGCCGGTCGATATCGGCGAGGTGGCGGCCGCAAGCCTTTTGGACCCAGCCGCACGCGATGATCGAACCGTCTCTGACGCCCCGGGCAAACTCGATGCCGATCGAGGCGTGGTCCCGTTCCGGGGTGGTCAATGCGTGAATTCGTCAAACGGTGACGGCTCACCATCGGGCACGTCACCGACGACCTTGGATCGATCCGCCGGCGTCATGCCGAGATGCGAGCAGCACCATGTCATCTGGGACATTTCCGTGCCGGTCAGCCAATCCGCGCGAAACCGCGCGACGAGCCGCGACAGCAATTCCATGACGTATCGCTCGGCGCTCGTCAGGACGCCGGCCGCGACATTGGATTCGATCTCGACCCAGATTTCAGCTTCAGCCTGCGTGAAGTATTTCGGCGGCATTCCGAGTGGGCGCGGCGACTTCGGACCAACCGCCCGTGTGCGTGCCGGGTCCTTCGCGAACGCGCCGTTGAGTTTCAGAACCTCGGTGGGTTTTCGGGGGCGGGGCATCAAAATCCTATTTTGCGGAGGCGTCTCTTGGGT